TATTTGAATTAAATCACGATAAAAATTTAAAAGTGTGAATTGATTGGCATTATTTAGTTGTGCTAAATTTCTTCTGTTAATTACTTAAACTTTTCTCTGGATTTGAAATGCAGATCTTAAAATTTTTACAGAGTTTTAATACAGTCGGCACCTATTTAACACTTGCTTCCATCTTGCTTGTGGTCATGATCATTTATTTTTATGTAATTAATCCTGCATGAACATTTTGAAAGGAATAGGTCTTCTCATCTCTTACTTTTTTAAGAACGGAAGATGAATAATAGGATAGGGATATGAAATTTAAAATATTATTATTAAGTTTTATTGCCACCAGTTGCTATGCTAATGAAAGTACAGCTGCCCCAGATATTTGTAATATCGTAAAAAAGGTTGCTTATAACGTAATGGAAGCACGACAGCAAAAGGTACCAGCACAAGATTTACAACAAATTGCCGATGGGTTAGCAGATGAAAAAGCCAAGCAGCTTTATCAAGACTTAATTAGCTCAGCTTATGCTGCCAAAGTATTTAAGACAAGTTTCTTTAAACGCCAAGCAATTGAAGATTTTCAAGCAGGGTGGTATGAGGAATGTTTACGTAGAAATGAATAATAATTAAAAAAATAATGAGTATTTAATTGTTAAGAACAACTAATTAGTTAAGAGAATAAAAAATATACTGACAGGTCTGTCTAGGTATTTTAATTTGAAAATAAAATTCGAATTTATATGTATTTATTTAAAAATAAATGCTCCGAAGATGCCGCTGCATGTCGTTACCCTTGAACCCTAAAGTTCAGCGGGGTTTTGATGATTCTAACAATACAATGCAATATTAAGCAATACCTAGCGATATTAAAAAATCAATATTTTTAATAATTTATGTTAAAACAATACAATGCAATATTACACAATCTTTAGCAATACAAAAATAGTCTATTAATGGTCTATTTTCAAAAATTAGGTCTATTTTTAAGGTTTAAGTCTATTAAAGGTCTATTTTAATTGATTAAAAAAGCGGCACTTAGCCGCTTATGCAGTATGTGCCATTTTGTTTTGTTCAATATACGCCAAAACATCAGCCTTCACATAATTTACCTGACGTTTGTGCGGTTTCGAAAAGGGAATACCACCGCCTTCACATCTTTTCTTCTGCAACCATGGTAATGATACGTGCATTACGATTGCAACCGTTTCAGGCGGGAAGGTCTGATTATCAGCAGCTTCCCAAAATTCTTTCTTGGCAGCCTCTTTTTCTGCATGTGTCATTCGATCTAATTTAGTTAAACGTGACATCTATTTCTCCTTACTTTCCGCTTTCATAAAAGTAATCCAATGTGTGTTACTTCGCTTTCCACTGATGTGTCCAAATAAAGGCCTTTGATCAGTGAGTGCTAATATTTCTTTAACTTTGATATGTGTTTCATTCCATTTGAAAATTAAAACTCCACCTTTCACTAAAACACGGAAGCATTCCGAAAAACCTTTTTGTATATCCTCACGCCAATCCTGTGACAATTTTCCATATTTGGCAGCTAACCAACTTTTCTTTCCAGCTTGCAAAAGATGGGGAGGGTCAAAAACGACTAAAGAAAATTGCTCATCGTTAAAAGGCATTTTGCGAAAGTCCATTAATACATCTGGTTCAATCACTAAGGTACGACCATCACACAATTTATGTTCTTCTTTACGAATATCACCAAACACAACATTTGGATTTTGACGATCAAACCAGAACATGCGTGAGCCACAACATGGATCTAAAATTTTTGCGTTTTTAAAATTTACTTCCATCACGCCACCATCTGATATATACGCTTAACTTCATGATCAAGCTCATCCATTGCTGAGCGACCTTCTTTGAAATACTTCAAAAGCATTAACTTGTACCGCTCTTGAGCTGCTTTGTTCATCACGCCTTTATCAGTTAAGGAAAGGGTAGGCTTATTACCTTTAATAAGGTTCACGCCGTGTGGTGTACCTTTCCCGCGATACCCGGCATTTACGTTGAACACAATGAACTTCTCGAAAAGCTGCATTGGTAGCAGCTTTGGCTCGAAAAGAAACTCTGGAGTAGTTTGTTTCGACATTAGAAAGGTTCCTCCAGTAAATAATCAGGTTCGTTTGATGCCGCATTTTCTAATTCAAAGCGGCGTTTCTTAACAAAATCCATGAGTCTAGGTTGAATCTGCGGATCTCGTGCAGCCACGTCTATTTCCAAAGCATCTAGCGTTGTAAGGTCTGGTGCAGTTTGGATTTGAACCATTAAAGAGGGTGGCTCATTAGCAGATGCCTTTTCTTTTTCTAGCTCTTCAAGACGTTTGTGAGTGGCGAGAAGGATAGGCTTCATTTGTTCGTCATCCCATGTGCGGGTATAACGATAAACCGCATTTACTTCTGCAGGTGTTTTTGACTCTTTTACACGCTGTAGAAGAGTATCTAGGGTTTGCTGATACTCATTGTTTTTTTCTTGCTCAGGTGTAGGCTGAGTTAAAAAATCTTCAGGTGAAGACACATAAGGTTGTTCTGTAATAACAATCGCACTATCTAAAGCTGATCCTATATTTTCTGAAATATCTTCGGATTGCACCAATGAGTCTTCAGAAGTAGTTACATTTGTTTGCTCAGTAATAACAATTGTAGGTTGTTTAACTTCATCAACAATTTCAGAAGTCTTTTCTACAACTACTGTCTGTGCACCTTTTGATTTCTTAGCACGCTGTTTCTTTGGTTCGTCACCTAGGCGAATAACACTAAAATCGTCACTAACTTCAAAACCTAACGCTTTAGATAGTGCTTTTAATTGAAGCTTGGCGTTTTCTGCATCACGTTGAACAAAGCCGCTATTAATAGATTCAATTAATGCGGTGGTTCTAAAATTCACGACGTAAATAGAAGGCGAATATGTAGTAATTACAAAAACATCCTGTCCCTCCTCATATTCATCAATAGTTAATGGCTTTGTGAATGTAATGCCAGCCAGCTCAATAGTTTCGATTTTGATGCAGAATTCAAAACCCGGTTTACCAAAAACAGAAGCGGGGAATTGATCTAAGTCAGAAAAGTCCAACATGTCTCCAATAGGACGACATAGAACAGTTTTACCTTTTTGAAGTGCTGCAAATGCTTCTTGAGCAGTTAAAATATTTTTCATGCTGTCATCCCCGTTTTCGCTAAGGTTTCAATTTCTTGTTTAACTGCCTTAAGTTTTGCCGCTTCAATTTGGATAAGGGCATCGATACCTAAGTGCTCACAAACTGTTTTTACATCGAGGCCACGTTCAGCAATAAAGTTTTGAAGTTCATCTCTTTGTTGATCTGAGATACCGTTAAATTCAGGTGGACTAATCCAAGTGCCACGTTGCTTATCAAACGTGCAATTCAATGCTTTAGCCCTCATTAACATTGCTTGGCGCATGTTCTGGTAATACATATGTTCTTTATCAAGCGACTCAGTTAATTGATTAAGGTCACCTGCATGCTCTGCTTCCTCACAGCTTTGTTTCCAGTTTTCTAGCTCTTCTTGGGCTTTAGCTGCTGCAAGTTGTGCAGGCGTTAAGGTGTTAATGTGATCTTTAGCTTGAGTAATCAGGTCAGCCAAGAAAGTAGGGTGTGCTTTAAGATCAGGTACCCATACTTCACCGGTTTCACCGCCTAAAGCACCTGAGTTTTTCGCATGATGTGTAGGCGAAGGTTTGAAATTAATAACGCGGGCATTTTTACCTTCACCAGTAGTAACAGTTGTTAGATAACCCATGACATCTGCGATACGGTAAAGCTCGTTACGGTTTTTACCACCTAGATCTGGTCGGTAAATAATTTGATCACCGTTTTGATCTTCTGATGCGTGTGCAATGAAAACAACATCTTTACCTAAACTGATCAAAGTATTGATGTATTGCTTGAAGGTTTGGTTCGCTAGACCTTGAGCCTTTAACTTTAAAGAACCATCTTTTTGACGGTTATTTGCCGTAAGTAACAGGTGGGTTTTAATGCATTCAAGCATTGCACCCACGGTATCAATCACTACGGTTTTATATGGTGCTAAGTCCTGCGGAGTAAGGTTTGCAACATCACTCCATTGTTGAATCTGTACAACCGCACCACGACGTAATTCACCAGTACGGTGAGCACCACGGTCAAAGTCAAAAGAAATTGCTTTTTCCGCAGTAAAGCCCATCGATGATTTACCTAAACCCGGATCAGCGTATAGGTACACAATAATTGCTTGAACCAATAAAGTTTGGTCAGCAGTAATAATCGGTAGAGCCATTATTCTTATCCTCATCTAGAGCCGGTGAAGCCGCGCTTAGTTTTATAAGCTTTGCGGTCATAAGTAGGGATATTTGTTTCACGCAGTTTTATTGCGAGCTGCTTTCTGCGTTGGAAATCAATTTCTTGTGTGAGTTCATTCCAAACTTTTGGATAGTCAGTTTGGAACCTGAACACATTTAAAGGCGTCTTAAATCCGTCTTTAACTTTGTAAAGAACTGAACCATTAGCATTAGATGCGTACACTTGCCAGCCAATACGAACAGAGTAGAGGCCCTTATCATCACGGCCTAAAAATGACTTGTAGCCGTCAGGGTGCTTTTTGAAATTAGACATCATTAAGCCTCCACCAACTTGTTACGTTCGATGAAGCCTTTTAGAAGGACATTGATGTTTCGGATGTCTTCAAATTCGGTGAAATCGTTATATGACTTACCATTAACATCAGTAATTTCATTTACCGTGAGTTGAGTAATATCAACAGCGGTAAATTCAGAACCCGGAACGCCGTAACTGTCTGGATGAGCTTCAAAATCAAAGCTAACATTTAAACGGAAACTATCTAATTTGATTACGGCAACGCCAGAATGTTTACCTGTGATTTTCGCGGTTAACACACCGTAAGTACTTGGTTGCGTTTTTGGAGTAAATAGAGTAGGAGCTTCTTTTGTTTGGAAAGCTGGTTGTAGCTGGCAAGCAACTAAAGAACCACCAGAGATTGCAAGAGCAGCCATGCTGACAAATGCAAAGGAGTTGAAAGGGGTAGCTTTTACGTTCAT